TCTTTAGATTGTAGATAGTCTGCTATATCGTATTGTATAGGTGTTGGCTCAGGTAGATTGAGGTGTTTCCAAGCTAGATACAAGAAGTTCTTAAAGTTATCTATCTTATTCATCTGTGTCGAACGGTAAGTCCTCTAGTATGTTGTTAGCTTTTTCTACGATATCAGGACTTGAGTAAGTCTTACAGATATCTAAACATACCTTCATCTCACTTGCAGATATTTCATCACCTGACTTAAGCTTCCTATAAGCATGAGCTACAAGTAATACAGGTAACTCTTCTACTATCTTTTCTATTTGTTCATTTTGTTCTGTCATTTTATCTCCTTACAGCAGCCGAACCAAAATAAAATCCCGATACTGCCGCTAGAAAGTGTGTATCAGCGTTAGTTATAACTATACCTGAGAGACCTGTAAACGTTGTAACCTCTTGTGTATAGCCAAATATCCACCATCCTTCTTTAACTTGCTCTAAGTACATTAGATGCACAGCAATAGATGGGTCTATAAAGACGGCTAGCTTTGGTAAACATATAACAAAGAATACTGCTAATAATGCCATCCATCTACGGGTTACACTTTGGAAGTGTCCACCATGATTACGTGCGTCTTGTATGGCTGCTCTATCAACCTCAGCACGTTGTATTAAAAACTTTTGTTGGTCTGCATTATCTTTTTGTTTAGCTGACCACAGGCTTAGTACACCTGTAAGTAAACTACTACCTAACATAGTAATAACTTCAAAAGGTATCATTACTTACTCCAAAAGTATCCAGTAATAATGGCGGCTATACCACCTAACCACATAAGAAAACTAACAGCTCCTTTACCTTTAGCTACGTCTTCTTGTAACGATTCTACTTTTGTCTCTAGTCGGTCTAGCTTTTCAGCTAATTGCTCTAATGTAACTTTCATTTAAGAAATATCCTCTCTATAAACCATGCGGGTGGGTCTAGTTCCCACCATTTGTGACCGTGTCTGTAGTCTTTTGCAATAGTGTGGTGATAATTATGCCAACCTTCACCCCAGCTTATAAGAGAAGTCAGGGGACTGTTGACCGCCGTGCAGTCTTTGTTGGGTTTAACCACAATATAACCAAATTGTTTCATATGTGGTATGACACCAAACGCTCCCGCTGCTTGATATACACATGCTGCTGGGAATGAAAACGCAAATATTCCTAATAATGGGTCTATTGCGTACAATATAAATATATAACTAAGTAATAAAGTCCAATAATGCTTAGTTATAAACATATAATCTTTGTCTTTAATAATATCCTTTACCATATCTTTAGGTACAGTAATAGGGTCATACAAGGTAAGCCATGCTCTGACATATCCTATTCTTTCAGGGGATTCATTGTCTTTATCACTACCACTGTACATATGATGGTAGCGGTGCATAGCTGTCCATGATAATGGACTACCAAATGCTGGTATGATTGTAAGATACTTTAAAATTTTAGCTTTGACAGGAGTTGTCTCAAAGCTTCTATGAGCCATAAACCTGTGTATGGCAATGTTTGTACCAAAGATATTAACAAACGCCCAAGCGAATAAACCATATACAATATACTCAGGGAAATAATAACACCCCGCTATTGCTACTATATGATTTATTAATGCTAATAATTGTACTAACCTTGCATGTTTCATGTCCACCCCAGTTTTTTAATTACCCAAACAAGTGGGTCAAACTTACAATGTTTTAATTTAGGTTCGATATGATGTTGTTTATGATATGATTCTGAAAACGCTACAGGGTACATATAAGGTACATCTTTTACTTTACCTAAATGACACATAATGCCTGTAACTAACATTACCCAAAAGGTAGTCATAGCTACTGCTGTTGCCCAAGTTAAAAACCATTCAAATGGTAAGACTAACAAAAGAATAGCATTAAACATGTAAACCAACATTGTTTCATGTTTAGTTAAAAATAATTGCCATTTATTTCTTAGTCTATCTGTAACAAGTTTGATATTAGATTCTTGTTCATGTGTTCTAAATATAATATTAAACCAGTTTTTGTACTTAGGACTATGAGGGTCTTTATCTGTATCTGAATGTTTATGATGATTTCTATGCCATGCACTGTACGATATAGGTGTACCTATCATAGCTGTTAGTGATACTACACTCATTATGTTTTGAAACCATACTGGTGGATTCCATAGACTATGTGTAGCCCATCTGTGTATAAATAAGCTCATTGTAAATTCTAGTAAAAAGTAAAAGAGTATGTATGTGTATAGAAGTTGTAGCCAAGATAGTGCTACAAAAGAATATAATGCTAGTAAGAAGTAAATTCCATATAATAATGTAAGTGCCACATTAGTATTCCCATGTCATAAGTTTTAAATTATTATCTAAATCTTGTGTAGTCAAGTTTCCTAAACAAACATTATCTGTAGTAGCTTGTGTAAAGTAAGTATCAATTTTAGAATCTTTAATACATTCTAATGCAAATTTACTACCACCTAATGATTGAATCCAATCTTTATTAGCTTGATGAAATTCAGATGTCCATGTCCATGCTTTGCTGTTGTTTATTTTGCCTACTAATGCATTACGCCAAGTATATGTATTGTTTTCATACATTCCATGTATATATAAACAAGGAACATCATCTTTAGAAACAATAACGTTATAACCAAAATTACTAGCATTTATCATAGTTTCTATGTGTTGTTTTAATTCTGTGTCTGATTTGCTTAAATGTTCTGAGGCAACTGTTCCAGATTTTATATCATCTAAACTATCTGCATATATCTGATTAAAAGTATCGTCTATTGTAAATTCGTTTATTCTTGTAAAAGTATAAGACATTATGTTTCTACTATTTTAAATCCTGTTGATGAACCATTAGCACCCATTAAAGTGTCAGCACTCATAGTTGTATTTGGTGAGCCTGAAGCTGCACTAGACCAATGATGAAATTTAGCTCCTGTTATTCCATGTTGTGATAAACTAGCATCTGCTCTGTTAAATCTTGTTACAGTACTACCATTTGTAATTTCAATGTATGTCCAAGCTGTATAACTAGTACTAGTTTTTAAATGAAATCTCATTATACTGCTATCTAAATATACCTCATCTATTTCATTACTTGAGTTAGCGATAGCTGTGCTAGAAATACTTCCGTAATTACCAACATCTACACCTCTCTGATTGCTTTTAACACCACCAGTAGCTACTGTTATAGTTGTATTAGCGTGTTCAGTACCAGAAGATGTTCCATAAAAATCTGCTGCTAATTGTATTTCACCACTACTAGGTGCATTACCCTCGCCATGATATTCTGATAAAGAATGAGGTGCAGAGCCACCAAACTCAGCAGCTATTTCACTTAGTTTTATTTGACCACTACTTTGTAAAGCCATTTTTCAATTCCTTAATTTGTTCTTTTAGTTCTTTTATACAGTTAATTAATAAACCATGAATTGCATCGTACTGGACTGTTTTATATTTCTTACCATCAAGTAATTTAAATTCTTTTTCATGGACTGCTTCAGGTAAAACTTTTTCTAAATCTTGCGCAATAACACCAGCAGATTTTTCTCCATCATACCTTTTAAATGTAACACCTCTGACTTCATCTATTTTATCTAGTGCATTAGGTATCATTTGAACATCTGTTTTTAATGCAATATCAGATGGAACAGTAGTTGAATAAGCAATAACATCACCATCTACATGTAAGTCACCATCAGATTCTATTAAAGCTTTTCTTGAACCATTTACATAAAATCCCATGTCATTAGCAGTGTGACCATATTCTATTAAACCAGAAGATGAACTATCTGCATCTCCGAAAAAAATTTTACCAACAGATGAAGTTCCTGATTTAATTAACAATTCAGTATCTCCACTATTGTTTATTTCAAACTGTTTAGTGGGAGTAGCTTGTCCTATACCTACTCTGTTGTTTGTTGAATCTATTTTTAAAGTAGTTGTATCTACAGTTAAATCACCACTTATAGTAAGTGATGAAAGTGTGCCAACAGAAGTAATATTAGGCTGAGATACAGTAGCTAGTGTTCCTGTAATATTTCCTGAAGATTGAATAGTACCTGTAATATTAACATTACCTGTACCTGTAATATCATTTGAATTTAAATCTAAATCACCGCCTAATTGAGGTGTAGTATCTTGTAACACGCTAGATATTTCTGTACCACTAGCTGTCGCTACTAGCCAAGCAGAGCCATCATAAACTTTTAGTTTGTCTACTGTTGTATTGAAATACAAGTCACCAGCATTTAATGCGTCACCGTCATTGTCTACTGTCGGGTCAGAAGCCTTAGCTCCTAAATATATGTCATCAAAATTATCTGCTGCTAACTCAGCCGCTGTTTGAGCTGCCTGAGCTGCGGTCGCAGATGTAGCTGCATTACTAGCTTGAGTTGTTGCTGTTGTAGCCGAAGTCGCTGCGTTAGTCTCTGATGTCCCAGCATTGGTCGCCGAAGTTGAAGCCGCAGACGCACTAGACGCCGCATTGGTTTCACTTGTGGACGCCGTACTAGCAGAAGAAGCCGCCGCTGTAGCAGATGAAGCTGCCGCTGTAGCAGATGAAGCCGCATTGGTTTCACTGGTATTAGCATTAGTAGCAGATGTAGCTGCGTTTGTTTCGGATGTACTAGCATTACTAGCAGATGTAGAAGCTGTAGATGCAGACGAAGCTGCGTTTGTAGCTGATGTTGAAGCATTTGATTCGGATGTTGCAGCATTAGAAGCTGAAGTTGAAGCTGCTGACGCACTGGCTGCTGCATTTGTTTCAGCAGTTTCTGCATTAGTCTCAGCTGTTTCAGCATTAGTCTCAGCAGTTTCAGCCGCTGTTTCACTAGCTGCTGCTGCGGTCGCACTAGCTGCCGCTGCTGTAGCCGAAGATGCCGCATTGGTTTCACTAGTAGAAGCGTTGGTCGCACTGGTTGCTGCATTAGTTGCCTGTGTTGTAGCCTGAGCTAACTGAGAAGACATAGCTGTTTCTGACCAGTTTTTAGTAGCTGCGTCTTGAGCTGATGTTGGGTCAGCAACGTTAGTTAAACGTTTATTTTGTGCGTCCCATTGGAAGTTAACGTTAGATAACTTAATTACGTCACCAGCGTCATCAATAGCCTCTTGAGACATAAAGAACGCTTGGTCACTATCCGTGTCTAAATCTGATTCTGTTAGTACTGAACCTGACGCATAATCTACGAGCTTTGTGCCCTGACTTGTGGTTCTACGGATTTCTATAGCTGTAGAAGAAGCTGGAGCTGAGGTAAATGTAACCTGTGTACCAGCACCATTAAATGTAAATGCTGTAGTTGCTACACCATCTATAGTAATAGTGACATCTTCTTGTGCCCTATAGCTAAATGGTACTGAGTAAGTGGTTGTGCTACCGTCACCTGTGTACCTTACAAAACTGTTTGCCATGTGTTTCCTCTAAATTGATTCTTCTAAGACGGGAACTTTACTTTTTCAATATTGTCTTCAATCTTGCTTCGTAATCTTTCTCGTTGTCTTTTAAAGCTTTTGTTAATATTTCATTTACTTTTAACATTTCCTCATAAAATGGTGTAATTTCTTTGTTCTTAACTTTAGCGTAAGCATTTTGAATAACCCAATCTTTAGCTAAAGATTCATAAATAGAATGTATTTCTTTAACAACTGCTTCGTCAGGGCGTTTACCACCTATTTGTTTCTTAGGATAGAACCTGTGATATGGACTCATAGGGTCATCAAACATATCAGATAAAGTGTCTTCGATTGTTTTTCCATCTATTTTTATTTCTCCAGCTAACTGTAAACGCAAATCAGCAAATGTTTGTGTTCTATCAGGCACAATATTTTTTCCTGTATTAGGGTCTATATAGCTAGATACGTTATAATCTAGTAAATCCCCTATTTCAATATCACCTGTAATACCTGAGGTACTGACTGTAGTGTCTATTCTAGGGAAATCAGAAGCCACTTCTAGATATGACTCTAATCCTTCTTGTGTTTTAAATACATCTTTAACATCTTCAGCTGAGAATTTAAATATATTGTCCCAGTCGGTAGCACCATAAAAAGGTACAAAACCTTGAGTTTTATTTTTTATTTTATAAGTTCTACCACGTTTAGGTTGAAAAGCTGTGCCTGTGATTTCTTCATATAAAGCCATTGGCGTTGATTCATACCATCTTTCTATTTCTGTGTTTATCTCAAAATCAGCATCTGCCAGTTCTCTTGTTGCTCTTCTAAATCCTGTAGCAGCTGGCATTGTTTTAGCAGCAGTAGAACCAAAGAATTTTTTGACTGTTCTTGCTGCATCTTTTCGCTCTCGTTCATTTCCAAATTGTCCTAACAATCCTTCTAACACGTCAAAAGCTTGGTTAGTAACTAATTGGGAGTTTAGTGTCACGTTTAAAACTGATAGAAGTCCCCCATTAACGTGTGAAACAGTGTCCCAAAATTTTTCATTAGCCTCTGTATGTAATGGGTCATTCCATATATGCCCTAAATCTTTAGTAACATCTCCTACTCTAGCTGTGAATTTTAGCAGTCCAGTAAGTGGATACAACCTATCAAACTTTACAGTACTTCCATCTTCTAATACTATAGAATCTGATTTATCAGTGTCACTGTGATGTCCTATTAATCTACCTGAAGAATACATAGTCGCTGACCAGCCTATTAAAGCTATTCCTAAAGCTTGTGTGCTTTCAGCATGATGGCGTACATATGGGTCATCTGAATTTAACATCTCTTTGTATTGGAAATGAAGTTTGTTTAGAATGGGCGTATGATGCCACA